TCAGCAGCACGCGAGCCGGAAGTGAACCTCGGCGGCCTCGCTTACAAACCGCAGACCGCCCTTGATGACCTCGATCTCGAACTCAGGATGGTCGAGAGCGAAGACGACGCGCCGGTAGCCGAGTAGCCGAGCCTCTTCCCGGTCAATGCAGGCCGTGCGGGTGCTCGTCATGATCGCCGCGACCATAGGCCCGGCCTTGGGAGACGGGCGCGTAGCGTCGCCCGCCCAATAGAAGAGGATTGTCTCGCTTTGCTCGATGAGGCGTTCGAACACCTGCCGGGTCATGGGAGAGCGGTCGAGCGACTGCCATACCGGTTCCTCACTCATCGCCACGCCCCATAGTTGCGGATTGCATAGACGGCATGGTCGGGCACGCCGAGGACGGCTGCGATATCGGGTGCCGCTTCGCCATAGTGTAGCAACCATCGCACGTGCTCGGCCTTTGCAGCGTCGAGGCGGGTGTTGCCCCGGTTTCGTTGTTGCTCAGAGATGGTAACCCACCGACAGTTCTGGGGTTCGTAGTTCCCATCGTTGTCGATGCGGTCGAGGCTCAACCCGGCGCGAAAGCCGTTCGCCAGAGACCACGAGACAAACGCCTCGGGGTCGCCTCGCCACTCGGCGCAGATGCTGATGCCACGACCACCATATCGGGAGTAGCTGCGAGTCTCAGTGTTGGCGCAGCGCCTGAGCATGCCCGAACGGATTGATGAAAGGCGGGCTCGGTCGGACCTCGGGCGTGATTGCCGCGTCCTCTTTGGACGAGGTTTACATGCGCCGCACGAGAGGCGCATTCCTCGCTTAATGTGCTCGGTGAGGATGAACGTGCGCCCGCCGCAGGTGCACTCGGCCTCCCACTTTGCTTTGCGTCCGTGAAAGCCGATGTGTGCGAGAACGATCAGCTTGCCGTGCACCCGCCCCGTGAGATCGATCATGCTGCCCATGCGAGCACCTCAAGCCGTCGAGTGGGCGAAAAACAGATATGCGCGCGAATATCGTCGCGCATCGTGCGGGTGTGGTAGGTAGTCATGATGCCTCCGTAAATGTTACGGAGTTATTTATCTTTCACGCAAACCCCTGCGGACCTAAGTTTACGCGATGAAACAGGAAAGGACTTTATTGCGCCTACTTGGACGGGTTTGATAAATATGGTCTCACTCACCGGAGACCTAACGTGCCCGAACTTCTCACGACCAAAGACCTTACGCATTATTTCAAATGCAGCCGACAGACCCTCTATGTGATGCGCAAGCTGCCCGGGTTTCCGAAGCCGGTCGATAAGCCCGGTGACCTCCAGTGGCGCGCGACCGACATCGCCGCATGGGTCGCCGCGCGGTGACCGACCGGCTTGGCTTCAAAGAGATCGATGCCGCCATCCTGCGGATGGGTGAGATGGTCGATCTCGATCCAGTCACGATGAAGGCTGCGTTCAAGGCCCGGCTCTTGGCGGCTGGAGTCTTCACGCCCGAAGACTTTGCCGCGACAAGCGGAGCCGAGAAGGTGTCGCCGTGCCCGCTACCGAGCGACATGACCGCGCTCGAAACCACGATCTTCGATAACTGGCCTCAGGGTCGGAAAGTGAAGAGCAAGCCCATCCGCTACGCCATGACCTTCAAGGCGTGGACGTGCGACGCCCGCTCGGTGAACTTCGCGAGCCGCAACGCGCTCGCATTTCGGGGCATGGCAGACCTCGTGACAGCCGACCGGCTCAAGAGCGAAGCCGAGCGGCTCCAAAGCACGAAGCTCCTCAATCCCATCAGCGCCAGCTATGCGAAGTTCCTCGTCGCCCTTGCCGACGCCTACCCGGCAAAGGGGCTCTTCGGCATGCTCAAGAGTAAGAACCCCGGCACGCTCTATCACGACGGGCAGGTCGTGCACGTCGGCCTCACGAACGGTGCCGTCACCTTCACCGACCTCTACTTGACCACGGCGAGGATGGACCTCACCGACTTCCGCGCCACGGATGCCTCAGGCAAGCCCCTCACCGGCAACGCCAAATTGCAGACCCGTTTCAGCACGAGTCCCGTCCTTCACGGGTGGGCTTCTCAAAAGACCCTTGCGGTCGATTACGTGTAGGTTTCTCCGACAGGTCGCGGAGGCGAAATCTCTATTAATACCGTCAGAGAGATAGAATCTTAGAAAAAGGTATTAATAGAGATTTCGGGAAATCTCCGCACGAATACCGGCTTTCAGCCGCGTCTACGTGGACCGAGACCGCTCGTGGTCGCATTCGCTCCGTAGATTTGAAACTCCTCGTCTCGGCTCCGCCTCGTGGGATTCGATAACTTGGGGCAGGGCCTCGTGTGGAAAAGTTCTATAAAAAGACCGCTGACAGGTGAGCGCAGCGGCGTGTGCCGAAAACGCGGCGTAAGTCACGTTGGTTTTCGGCGCGTGACTTTGCCTCACGGTATAAATACGGCAATGAACAAGTGTCGTCACTGCAATGTCGATCTCGTCGTCGGGGTCAATTGGTATAAGAGCTTCTGCACTCCAAAGTGGGTCAACCGGCTTTGTCGGAAGTGCGCCGACAAGAAGGCGGCAGAATACCGCCCCGCCCACGAAGCTCGCTATCCCGAAAAGGTGAAGGCTGCACGAGCCGCACGCCACAAGCGGCGATACGCCGACCCCGAGAAGCGCGAGCGCTTACGTCGCCAGACCCGCGAAAATTATCGTCGCCGCAAGGCGGCGCGGCTCGCCACCCCAACTTTACCCCCGCCCAAGGAACCCTGATGCCACCGCAACCCGACCACCGTTACAGCCTCATCAACATCGATCGCGTCATAGCCGAGGGTCGAGTCTCAAACATGGCTAAGCAAGCGGGTCTCGAAGACCTCGGCGTCATCCCACCTGAGGTGTTCGAGCACGCTCTCTCGGTCGCCCTAGAGGCCCTCTACAGCCTCCGTGAGGCGCGTCCCGTCACGCTAAGGGTCTGGCTCCCCAGCTTGCGCATACGGCTCCTCTCGGGGGTTGTATGACCGATATTCGAGACCTCCGCGACGCCCTCATCCTTTGGGGGCTCGCCACGCTTCTCCTCGTGGCAGCGGGTGCCCTAGTGACGGACTGGGGTGCTCCGCTGCCCATCAGGGTCGGAATGATCGCTATGGGCGCACTCGGCTACGGGGCAGCCTTCGTGACCTCGATCCTAGGCGCAGTCTCGGCCCGTGCCGGGCTGAGGAAGCTTCGAGGTGCCGTCGATGATTGAGCCGAGCCGCGACGATGTGGTCGCCCTCATCTGTGCCGAGATCATGAAGTGGCAGCCCGCCACGTGCACCGACCCCAAGGTGAGGGAGCGGGAGCTATACGGCTTCGCCGACGCGCTCATCCGGTTCTTCGGCGTGCACTACGCCGCGAGGCCCTTGCCGAAGCTGAGTGGGCTCCCCGGTCTGCCCGGTGGTCCCTCGCTTTAGCTGTGCCGGGGGCTAGTGCCGGTTTCAAGTCAACGGCTTGAGGGCTTGGACCATTGGCAGAGACCCTAATCTTTCGAGGTCCGCCATAGCGGCTCTTTCTAATTCTAAAGCACCGATGTAGTCGCCGAAGCACGCTAGAAGGCTGCTATACGAAAGCGCCACTGCCATCAACACGTTATTTCGATGCTCATGCATCAACTGAACAGCGTCATGCTCTGAGAACGGCTCGTCTTGATTCGTGAGCTTAAGTCCCCAGAAGAACAAAGCTCCATAGTAGCTTCCGTGGATAACTTCAGACGATGACCGGTATATGGCAAAGGCCGCATGGTTAAGCGGGTCAACGCTTTGGTAGATGAAAACATCTCCAATGGCGTCGATTTTTTGCCTGAGGTTGTCGTCAGTCCAGTCGATGTCTCGTCCTTTCCGAGTTGTGAACTCTTCGGCGAGGACCTCAAGTCTTTGGATTTCATCAGGAGGTAGAACTTCTCCACTCGTTATCGTGATGCTAACACCGCCTGCATCCCAATGCCGCTTGAGGTCTCTGTATGCCTTCACTTCAGCATGCCTCATCGCCTTTTCGGCGGTCTCTCTGCCCTTTGCCATAATGTAGCAGACGTTCACTGTTCCTTCAATGATAGCTCTCGTAATCGGGTATGCGTCCTTAGCCCCCAAATCGGCTTCGGTTGTCAGTTTTAGAACCGACTCTCCACTGATACCAATCATGTGGATCATTGTCGCAATTACGTAGAATACGGCAGGGTCGCCCTGCGGCAACGTGATTTCACCGAGCCGCCGTCGTGAAAGAAGATCAAGGCACTTTTCTATGTCGCTTATCTGCCTCCGAATAATATCACGCATTCCATCACCGGTGATTTTGAAGTCGGCAAGGACGTCTTCTTCGGACATTGGCCTCTCCCACAATGGGCTCGGTATAAGTATCAGCGATGAGGCATCGAGACTACCGCTCCGCTGAGGCTGCGGAATACCGGAAGCTTTACGGCAGGAAGGCATGGAAGGAGAGGAGGCTTGCCCAGCTCACGGCGGAGCCCCTGTGTCGCTTCTGCCTTGCCGAGGGACGCCCTGTGTCTGCCAACGTCGCCGACCATATCGTGCCTCACCGAGGCAACCTCGATCTCTTCTGGGAAGGGGAGCTACAGTCCCTGTGCGAGCCCTGCCACGCCATTACTAAGCAGAGGAGGGAGACCGTTGGCTACGACTGTGCAGCGGGGCTCGACGGCTACCCGCTCGACCCCCACCACCCGGCTAATCGCACCGAGGAGTTGAGCTAACCTTACCCTTGTCAGGGAGCGCGTTTCTTAAGAAGGTGGAGAATTGAGAGGGTGAGGGATAAGCCGTGGCCATGCCGACAGACGCGAAAGTGCAATGCGCCGCATGTGGCCGGACAGTTGCTCGCCAACAGGCTCGCCGCGAGCACATCGTGCCGATATCGCAGGGCGGCACAATCGACGAGAGCAACATAAGAATTATTTGCAACACATGTTCCTTGCTGAAGACAGCGGGAGCCCTCAACATAGCCAGTAACGCAGCAGCATCCTTGGTGCAGCGATGGTGGCGCTTGATCGGAGATGAGCAATACAGGCGGTTTTATTCCGAGCTAGCGTCAATACTTGTTGGTGGTGCAGGTGCAACGGTCATCTTCATTATGTCCGTTGGACAAGACCAGCCTAAGGAATCGCAAGCCTCTTCATTTGAACAGCAACTTGCGTCGCTCGACGCTACGCAACGTAGTTTGAACCAGCTAGAGCAATTCGTTGTCCAACAGCGCGAGCAGATGAAGGTTGATCGGCAAGCACTGGCAGACTTGCGGCAACGTCGCGCCTCTTTGGAACCGGTGGTGCAAGCGGACCAGCGAACAGTGGATGCGCTCTTGCGCATGCAAGAGGAACGCAATCGCGCCAACGCTGTCCGAGAACGATGGATCGGTGCCGGTATTGGAGTGGGTGGCTCGCTCGTCGCGTCAGCTTTACTAGCCCTCGCAGCCCTGATGCTCAAAAGATGGGCGCTACGAAAAGCTAAACGAGCGCAAGAAGACTGAGGCCAGATTGAGTCGCGTTTCTGCCGCCGAGGGGAGGCAGCGTCACGCGACGGGGGGTGGGTCAAGGACGAGAGCCTTCGGACCTCCACACCGGCGTTCCCTCAACCACGCGACGCCGCAGAAATAGGGCTTGTTTTTAGTGCGGGCCTCGGTCCGGCCTTTCCTTCTCAGGGAGCCTCGGACCTCCGGAGTCTCCGTAACTCTCAGGGTCTGGGCGCTCGCGGTCTTCTTGCGCCTGCGCGTCTTCAATCTCTCGCTGGGTCGCTTCAACACTGTCGTCAATCTCGCGAAGCCTTTCGACCCGCTCCCGCTCCCGGTTATCATCGGCGCGCTCGCGCTCACGCACTCCGCGCCCCGCGTCGTTGTAATCCGCGTCGCGCTGCCGTTCGCGATCCCGTTCAGCTTGTTCCCGTCGGTCGGCCGCGTGGTCTCCAGCGCGGTCGCCGGGCTCTGCGATGACAGGCGTGGCAAGTAATATGGCAAGCGTGCCAAACAAAGAAATCTTCGAGACGTTCATGCCAATCCTCCCTTGATTGCCTCGGGTGCCTCGGCTCTTATCGGCCGTCACGGAAGAACTGAGCCGAGTCGGATGACCCGATCATTAACGGATTATCCCTAGGTAGGACGGCTCCCATGTCTACACGATACACGCGCCACCTGAGCCGGTCGTTTATGCGTTAACGCTGTCACTGCTAAGTTTGAGGAAGAACCTACGCGAAGCTTCGGTGAGCGCCTCCCAGCGCAAGAAAGCCTCCTTCCTGCGAAAGTCGAGGCAAAACGTTCTAAAACTCAGTAGATAGTATGGCTGCAATTCAAACTGCACCACGTGAACTTCAATCTGCACTGTATCACTCGAAGCGACCTCATCCTTCAGCCCCTGCGCCAAGCGCTCTCCGAGTGCGGTCACGTCAGCCAGCGTATTTTTTTCCCATTCTTGGTATGAGAAATCCACGTATCCACCACAGCACCATTTGCTCTCAAGGCTAGGACGCGTAATCATCCATGCGCAGCCGGTGGTCTTAAATTCACGTCTGCCATTGACATCGGTTAGCAGTGCTCGAAGTCGGTTTCGACCGCCATATCTCGCACTCGCCTGTTTCAGACCGACTACCTCGGGAAGCGTCCGCACAAGGTCAATTTGATCGTGGAGCGGAATATACGGCTTCCGCTCCTTCCCTTCTTCCACGAGGAAGGGGACGTATGTTATCTTTGTGGTCACTTCTATTTGGATGCGACCATCGCGACGTTGACTGTTCTCAAAGGGTCTAAGAAAGATGGTGGAACCGTTCGGCCCAGCATCGGCAGTCGCAAGAAAGATGTCATTCCCAGAGCATGCGGGGCATGCAAATACGCCTCGCGTTAGGGCAACCTCTATCGGTGCAGCGCCGAGTCCGCGTGAGCGCTCGGGGTCGAGGTCGATCCAATCGGATGTTCTACACTCGAAGCACGTCCGACGTATCCGCCACCCCGCTTGTGACGCTTCATCTATGGTGGCGCTCCCGAGGTAAGACCGTTCGCCGTCTTTCATGGTGCTAGAATTGCACCCGCTTCATTATGAGGCAAGCGTGCTTCCGGCCTCGTCTTACCCCACCCCAAAATAAATAGGGGATGCCGCGAGGTCGTCCCGCCACCCCTAGTCGAATGAAAGACCTTGCCGGAAACCCCGGAAAGCGTCCGCTCAACGATAACGAGCCCAAGTGCACGTCTAAGCCGACACCGCCTGAGGTGCTCTCACTGGGGGCTCGTGCCGCGTGGGATAGGACGCTCGCGGGCATGCCGCGCGGCGTCTACACCTCCCTCGATAGCGCGCTCCTCGCCGCCTTCTGTGTCGCCGTCGCGAACTGGGAAGCCGCGACCCTCGCGTTGAAGTCGGAGCCTCAGACGGTCACCGGCTCGACCGGGCAGCCGGTCCTAAACCCGCTCTTCAAGCATCAGTCGGAGCAAGCCCGATTGATCGAGAGCCTCGGTGCCCGCCTCGGCCTCAACCCCGTCGCGCGGCAGTCCCTCACGGTCGGCGAGTCCGGCCCGAGCGGGGGCAAGTTCGGCATTCACTGATGGCAGCGCGGAAGAAGAAACCGTCGCGTGCCGATGTCGTCATCGAGTTCATCGAGAACCTCACGATCACCATCGGCGAGGACGCCGGGAAGCCGTTCAAGCTCCGCCCGTGGCAGGCCCGTTTCATCCGCGATGTCTACGGCCCCGTAGACAAGAAGGGCCGCCGCACAGTCCGACGAGCCGTGCTCTCGGTGGCCCGGAAGAACGGCAAGACCGAACTCGCGGCAGCCCTCGTGCTCGTGCACCTCATCGGCCCAGAGGCCGAGCTTAACGGTGAGATTTACTCGGCGGCGAACGACCGCGAGCAAGCCGCTATCGTCTACAACGCCGTGAAGCGCATGATCGAGGCAGAGCCCGAGCTACAGCGGCACCTCACGGTCGTCCCTTCGACGAAGGTCATCTACGTGAAGACCTCGGGCATCCGCGCCGAGGGCTCGAAGTTTCGCGCGCTCTCCGCCGACGCGGGCACGAAGCACGGCTTGAACCCCTCGTTCATCATCTACGACGAACTCGCACAGGCAAAATCTCGAGAACTTTTCGACACGCTCACGACCTCTCAGGGCGCGCGGGCCGAGCCGCTCTTCCTCACGATCTCGACGCAAAGTCACCGCGACGATCACGTTCTCACCGAGATGATCGAGGACGCCCTCAGCGGCGAAGACCCGACGACCGTGTGCCACCTCTACGCCGCCGATGCCGGGTGCGACGTGATGGATGAGGCGCAGTGGGCCAAGGCGAACCCGGCGCTCGGCGACTTCCGCTCGTTCGAGGACGTGCGGGTTAAGGCAGCCGAGGCGAAACGCCTCCCCAGTTGCGAGCCCTCGTTCCGCCTCCTCTTCCTAAATCAGCGCGTCTCAACGAAAGCGACGCTCATCAGGCCGGGCGACTGGAAGGCTTGCGCGGGCGAGGTGGAGTTCGAGCCCGGCGAGCCCATCTACCTCGGCCTCGACCTTTCCGACCGAGTAGACCTCACCGCGCTCGTCGCGGTGTCGGCGCAGGACGGCTCGCGCGTGAAGGCGTTCTTCTGGAAACCCGAGGCTGAGCTTATCGAGCACGCTCGGCGCGACCGCACCCCCTATGATGCCTACCACGAGCACGGGTGGCTCTCGCTCTCGCCGGGCCGCTCGATTAACCCGAAGTTCGTGGCTCTCAAGGTCGCGGAGCTTTTCAGCGAATATGAGGTGCGGGGCCTCGCCTACGACCGTTGGCGTATCGACGAGTTCCTTCGTCACCTCGACGACACCGGCCTTCATGCCCACGAAGGGCAGGGGTCCGGCCTCCGTATCGTGCCGTGGGGGCAGGGCTACCGCGACATGGCACCGGCGGTCGATGCCTTCGAGACCTCGGTGCTCGAAGAAGAGCTTCGCCACGACGGCAATCCGCTCCTCACCTTCTGTGTGATGAATGCACAGGTCACGTCGGACGGCCCGAACCGGAAGTTGAACAAGGAAGAGAGCCGGTTCCGCATCGACGGTGCAGTTGCACTCGCGATGGCGCTCGGCTTGAAAGCACGAGATCGCAGCACGCCCACGCCTCAAAGCCCGTGGGAAGACCCTGAGTTCGACCTCACCGTCGTCTGATTACGCGCCCTAAAGTAAATAGGGGATGCTATTCAATCTCTTCGGCGAACATCGCTCAAACCCCATCGAGAACCCCTCCGTTCCGTTGAGCGCTGCCTCTTCGTATTTGTTCGGCGACTTCGCGTCCTACTCGGGAGAGACTGTCACCGAAGAGACCGCGATGGGCGTTCCCGCCATCGCGGCAGCCGTCAACATTCAGGCGGGCACCATCGCCTCGCTCCCGCTGCACCTCTACCGCTACGATAACGGCATGTCGGTGAGGGCGGAGACCGACCCGCTCTATCGCATCCTTCACGACCGCCCGAACGCGACGATGACCTCATTCTCCCTGAGGAAGTGGATGGTCTCGCGCCTTCTCCTCGGCGGTCGTTCCCTCACGCTCATCGTGCGGAACCGGGCCGGACGCGTGATGGGCCTCTACGGGCTCAACCCGGACGGCACCCGGATCGAGCAATTCATGTCCGACGGCGTGCCGGACCTCCGCTACATCTACACCGACACGACCGGGCGCACCTTCCCCTACGCGTCGAGCCAAATCATCGACCTCGCCCTCTCCGTGAAGGCCGATGGCTTCACCCACGTCAGCCCCATCGAAGCACACCGCAACGCCATCGGGGGCATCATCGCGGTCGAGAAGTATGCGGCGCAGCTCTTCGCCGGTGGCGGCGTGCCCCCGGTCGTCTTGAACTCGCCGAGTGCTCTCTCGCCCGAGGCGGCGACGCGCGCCTCGAAGGGTATCGAGGAAGCGCTCAAGCGCCTTCGTGAAGACAAGCGCAGCATCCTAATCGCACCGGCGGGCCATCGGCTCGAAACGGTCGCCTTCGACCCGATGAAGCAACAGATGATCGAGCTTCGGCAGTTCCAGATTGCCGAGGTCGCCCGCATCTTCAACATTGCTCCGGCGATGCTGCACGACTTGACGCGCGGCACCTACTCGAACGTCGAACAACAGAATCTCCACTACACGCAACACACGATTGCGCCGCTCGTGAAGCTCATCGAGCAAGAGCTTAACGCCAAGCTCTTCACCGACAGAAATCGCGTGAACTTCGTCGAGTTCAACCTCGACGGGCTGATGCGCGGCGACTTCGCAACGCGGATGGAAGGTCTCTCGAAGGCCGTGAGCACCGCGCTCCTCACCCCGAACGAGGCTCGTGCCCTCGACAACAGGCAGCCGCTCCCCGGCGGCGACGACCTCCTCATTCAGGGCGCGACCATCCCGCTCCACAAGGCGGGCGAGACCCCGGTCGTCGCACCGCCCCCGACACCGGAGCCCACCCCGGCCCCCGAAGACGAAAGCAACCCCAACGAAGACCCCACCGAGGGCGAGGACGACTGATGACCAATATCGAAAAGCGCTTCTATGCGATGACTTCCGTCGAGGTCCGGGCAAAGCCCGCCGCCACCGAGGGTGAAACCCGTGAGGGCATCGCCCACGGCTATGCCGCCGTCTTCAACTCGGACTCCGAAGACCTCGGTTGCTTCGTCGAGCGCATCCGGCCCGGCGCGTTTGCGAAGTCCCTCTCCGAGGGCCGCAACGTCTACGCCCTGTGGTCGCACGATGTCGCGATGCCGCTCGGTTCCACGGCGTCGGGCAAGCTCAAGCTCGAAGAGGACGAGCGCGGCCTCCGCTTCGAACTCGACACGATCCGGATGACCCCGGCGCAGCTTTCGGCTCTCGAAGACGGCGACCTCCGCATGTCCTTCGGTTTCAGCGTCCGCGAACAGCTATGGGCCGAGCACGACGACGGCACGGTCGAGCGCGAGCTTATCGAGGTCGATCTCTTCGAAGTGAGCTTCGTCATCAGCCCGGCCTACCCCGAAACCGAGGCCGCGCTTCGCAGCCTCGAAGCTTGGCAGGCGACCCGTAGCGACGACACCACTCCTGAGGCCGCTGCCAATGCTACCGCACGTATTGAGCGCCTAAAGGAAGTCCTCGCGCGCGAGATCGACCGACGCTTGAGCTAAAAGGGCTAAGAACAGCCCGACCGACCTCGCTGAATAAATAGTCTCCGAGACCCTCTAATCTCGGAGACATTCATGAACATTCTCGAAATTCGTCAGAAGGCGCAGCGTCTAGCCCACGAAGCCCGCGACCTTCTCAACACCATTACCGATGACGGCTCGAACGAAGCCGAAGTCACCTCTCAGTTCGACACCATGATCGCTGAGCACGACCGCCTCGAAGCCCGTGCGAAGCGCATGGAAGAGGCCGAAGAGCGCGCCAAGGCGTTCGAGGCTGCCGACACCCTCATTCCGGGCGACACCCGCTCGGTTGAAGGCAACCGCGAGAAGGCGTCCGACGCTTTCGTCGATTACCTCCGTGGCAACATCGACGACCGTGAGCTTCGTGCTCAGGCGGTCGGCACGAACGCCGCCGGTGGCTTCACCGTCCCGACGACCCTCTCGAACAACCTCATCCTCGCGCTCAAGGGCTACGGCCCGATGAACGAGGGTGGCGGCGCTTCGTGGCTCATCACTGCCGAAGGCAACCTCATCAACATCCCGACGCTGGATGACACCTCGAACAAGGGTGCCCTCCTCGCCGAGAACACCGATGCGGCTGATGCCGACCTCACGTTCGGTCAGAAGAGCCTCCCGGTCTACAAGTATACGAGCGGCACCTTCAAGGTCAGCAACGAGCTTCTGATGGACTCGGGTGTTGACGTTGCGCGCATCGTGACGGACGCGATGGCCGAGCGCCTCGGTCGCGCCATCAACGAGCATTGCACGGTCGGCACCGGTTCGGCTCAGCCTCAGGGCATTGTCACCGGCGCTTCGGCTGGCATCACTGCCGCTTCGGCGACCGCAATTGCCGCCGACGAGCTTATCGACCTCATCCACTCGGTCGATATGGCTTACCGCCCGCGCGGCACCTTCATGTTCAACGACGGCACCCTCAAGGTGCTTCGTAAGCTGAAGAACAGTGACGGCGACTACATCTGGCGTCCGGGCATGGATGCCAGCGCGCCGGGCACGCTCTTCGGCTACGCTTATGCCGTCAACAACGACATGGCGACGATTGCGGCTTCCGCAAAGTCCGTCCTCTTCGGCGATATGGCCAAGTATCAGGGCCGTCGGGCCGGTGGGTTCGCTCTCCGTCGTCTCGACGAGCGCTTCGCCACCTCGGATCAGGTCGGCTTCGTCGGCTTCGCCCGCATCGGCGGTGTCGTGGTCGATAGCCGCGCCCTCAAGGTGCTCACTCAGGCCGCTTCCTAATGCGGGCTAAGTTGATCGTAATGCTCGCCGGGGAACCCATGCGGAACCCCGGCGAGGAAGTCTCCGGTGAGGAAGCCGTCAGGCTTTGTGCAGCCGGTCTTGCAATCCCTCTTCGTGACGAAGTGGAGATCGAGACCGCCGAGACTTCACCGAAGCGCGAGACGGCGACAACCCGTCGCAAGCGAACGAGGTAGGTCCGCGAGACTGCCTCTCGAACGGCTCCGAGACCCCGGTCTCGGGGCCGTTCTTCCTAAATATGGGATGGCCTATTGGGATAGATTGAAGCGCTCCGTCGCACCCGCCGAGACCATCGTCGCGCTTGCCGAGGCGAAGGCTCACCTCAACGTGTCGCACGCCGACGACGACGAGCTCATCGAAACCCTTATCGCCGCCGCGACCGGCGCAATCGACGGCCCCAACGGCATCGGCATCGCGCTCATCACGCAAGAGTGGCGCATGTCGCTCGATAGCCTTCCGGCGAGCTTCACTCTCCCGCTCGGCCCGGTGCAGACGCTCGACGAGATCACCTACAGCGACGCGGCGGGTAACGAGCACACGCTCGCCCCGGCCTCTTATCGGCTCGACGCCGACTCCAGCCCCGCTCGGGTCTTTTGCGAGACGCCGATCTCCCCGGCCTCCGTGCAGCCCGGCACCGTCAAAGTCGCCTTCACGTGCGGCTATGGCGACCTTGCCGAGGACGTGCCGATCGATCTCCGCCATGCCGTGTTGATGCTCGTCGCTCACTTCTACGAGAACCGCGAGGCAGCGACCGCACAGGGCCTAGTGGCGGTGCCGTTCGGCGTCTCGTGCATCCTCGACCGGTATCGGAGCCTCGCGGTCGGCTGATGTCCCTCGTCGGGTAAATAGTCGATGCCGCAGATTGTCCATTTCACGAGCGACTTCGACTACACGCCATCGAACGATCCTTACATGACCATCGCCTACCGCGCCGGTTTCACCGTCGAGGTCGATGACGAGTGTGCCGAGAAGGCCGTGCTCCTCGGTCGAGCCCAGTTCGCCGACTACGCCGAAGACGACCTCTTTCAGATTCCCGACGATTCCTCGCTCGATCTCAGCGATGAGGAAGACTGATGGCCTACGTGCCGCCGCGCCCCTCTCAGCTCCGTGAGCTTGTCCGCTTCGAGCGTCGCACCGTCGTGAGCGACGGCATGGGCGGCTCTTCCGGCGCGTGGGGCACCGTCGTCGCCACTGTGCCCGCTCGCATCGCTCCGCAGCGCGGAGGCGAGGAGGTGCGCTCTCAGCGGCTCTCAGGCATCGCTACGTTCGATGTCGTCGTTCGCAGCGACTCCGACACGGCCTCAATCACGACGAGCGACCGCATCGTCGATGTCCGCTCGGGCCGGACCTTCAACATCCGTTGGCGCGGCAGCCTCGATGAGAAGGGCCGCTTCATCCACTTCGCTTGCGAGAGCGGAGGGCCGTCCGATGGTTAATTGGCGCACCCGCACCGAGGGGCTCGACCGCTATAACGCCAAGGTGGGCGCAATGCCTGCCGCAGTCCGTGAGGCCATTGCTAAGACGCAAGCGAAGACTGCCGACGACTTTATTGCACGCCTCCGCACGAACACGCCCATGCACGAGAAAGCGCCGCACCTCCGCGACACGATCCGGAAGGAAGTCGTCGCCGGGCAGTCGCTCGCGGTCGGCATCAGCATCGGCAATGACGACCTACCTTACGCGGCCCCGCTGGAGTTCGGTCACCTCACGAAAGGCGGGAAGCACGTTCCGGCGCAGCCTTTCTTCTTCCCCGTCGTGCGCATCATGAACCGGCGCTACCGCAACCGCGTCCGCTACGCGGTGAAGAAGGCGCTCCGTAAGCTGATGGGGCTCGACTGATGTCGGACCCGTCCTACGCCATTCAGAAGGCCGTCTACGACGCGCTCATCGCTGCCGGGGCCGCGAACAGCCGCGTCTACCATCGTGTGCCTGATGGGGCTCCGCTGCCCTACGTGCATATCGGGCAAGACCAAATCTTCGCCGCCTACGAGGCCGGGGAGTTCTCCGAATGCCACGTCGTCGTGCACGGGTTCGCCGAGACCATGCCGGGTCTCAAGCTCCTCGTGGGCACGATCCGAGATGCCCTCGACAAGCCGCTCACCCTCGTCGGGTTCGACTGCCACGAAGCGACCTACGAAAGCACCCGCTACATGACCGACTCCAGCGGTTTGACTGAGCATGCGGTAGTCGAGTTCGTCTACATGGTGCAGCCGAAGCCGTAAGACCCGGCAACTGCCCACCCTCGATAAATAGTCTTCGAGACCCTCTAATCTCGGAGACATTTCACATGGCATACATTTCACCGGTCCTCGGCGACCAGCTTCTCGTAAAGATTGGCGACGGCGCAGCTACCGAGGTCTTCACTCACCCGGCGCTCATCAACACTTCGCGCGGTGTCAGCTTCTCGACCAACGTCGAGTCCGACGAACTCGTCGATCTCGCCGACCAGTCCGCCCCGGCGCAGACGGTGCGGCGCGTTCGCTCCACCGACTGCAAAATCGACGGCGCGGGCATGCTCCACGCCCCCGACACGAAGGAATGGCTCGATTGGGCGCAGGGCGGCGAGATCAAGAACATCAAGGTCACGGATGGCAACTGGGTCATCACCGGCCCCTTCGTCCTCACCTCGTTTCAGGTGACCGGCGAGCGCCTCAAGTCCTCGACTTGCCAGATCACGCTTGAGCAGGCTGGCGCGGTCACGATCACGGCGGCGGTCTAATGCTCAGCACCCCACGCTCGCGGTCGGCGAAGATTGAAAATGTCTTCGTCGGGGAGGGGTATTACGATCTCTGCCTTCGCATCGGAGAGCTAATCGCTCTTCAAGAAAAGCTCGGCGTTGGGCCGTTCATCGCGGCCCAGCGCTTAGCTTCCGGCGAGTGGTTTGTCTCGGACATCACCGAGACGATCCGGCTCGCGCTCATCGGCGGCGGCATGGCGCAGAAGGAAGCCTTCGACCTCGTGAAGCGCAACATCGTCGAGGGTCACCTCATCGACTACTCCGCCACGGCGGCGCAGTGCCTCTACGCGGCGCTTACCGGCGTCGAAGAGGAGCCACTAACGGGGGAAGCCGAAGCCCCGACGAGCACGACGAACTTCACCTTATTCGATGGGGAAGTTTCTTCGAGTTCGGAGGGGCTGCCGGATTCACCCCCGACCAAATAAAAGCGATGTCCGTTTGGGAGTTCCGCTTCCTGCAAGACGGATGGATGAAGGCGAATATCACCGAAGACGAGCGTGAAGCAACGCCACCGTCTGAGGATGAGTTCTTCGCGGCAGTAGAACGGCTCGGATGACGCCACTCGGGTAAATACCGTGTGGCAAGAGAAGACACCCTAACTACTCGCTTCGAAGCGAACATTCAGCAGTTCGAGAACGAACTTCGTAAACTCCAGCGATTGAACGCTCGCTCAACGTCGCGCGTCGCTTCCGAACACGAGCGCGCGGCTCGACAGTCGGAGGCGGCGTGGAAGCGCGCCGACCTCGGCGGCGCAATGACGCGTAGCATGGGCAACATCGGGCCGATGGTCGCCCGATACGCGACCATGATCGCGGGGATGTTCGCGGGTCGCGAGGCCATCCAAGCCGCCGACACCTACACCCGGTTCACAAACTCGCTTCGCGTCGCCGGGCTCGCGGGCATCCAGCTTGAGCAAGTTCAGGGCCGTCTCTTCGAAATGGCGCAGAAGAACGGCATTGCGCTCGAACCGCTCGGTCAACTCTACGGTCGCCTCGCCCAATCTCAGCGCGAGTTGGGAGCGAACTCGCAACAGCTTCTCCGCTTCACCGGCGGCGTCGCCTCGGCCCTTCGCGTCGCAGGCACCGACGCCACTGCCGCACAGGGCGCGCTCCTACAGCTTTCACAAGCGATGGGCGCGGGCATCGTCCGGGCCGAAGAATATAACTCGATCAACGAAGGCGCTCGCCCCATCCTCGAAGCCGTAGCGCGCGGCACGACTGCCTATGGCGGCTCCGTGGCGAAGCTCCGCGAGGACATCCTCAAGGGCAACGTCACTTCTCGAGAATTTTTTGACGGCTTCCTTCGCGGCAGCGCCGCGCTCGAAGCACAAGCCGCACAGGCCCCGCTCACCGTCGCACAGTCGATGACGGTCCTACAGAACGCCCTCACGCAATACATCGGCCAGACCGATCAAGGCTACTCGATCACCGAGCGCCTCGGCATGGCAATCCGCTCGCTCGCAACGAACATCGACTCCGTTATCAACGCGGTCACGATCCTCGGCACCCTCTACGCAGCGACCTTCCTCCCCGCCATTGGCCGAGCCTCAGCGGCCATCGCGCTCCAAAGCACCGCCTTCATCCAAGGCGCTATTGCGGCTCGCGGCATCGCCGCCGGGCTGTCCGGTGTCGCTGCCTCCTCTGGTGTCGCTTCGGTCGCGATGATGGGTCTCCGTGGCGCTATGGCGTTCCTCGGTGGCCCCATCGGCATCGCGGTCATCGGTATCACGGCAGCCGTCGCCTACCTCGGCGTCACCTCGGCGACCGCCGCGATGGAAGCCGAGGAGCTAAAGCGCCGGATCGAGGCGCAAAATCAGGCTCTTCACGCAAATCAGCGCGCGAGCGTCGCGGCACGCGCCGAGACCGGCGAACTCACTCAGGCCGAATACAACGCCGCCGTCGCGGCAGCGAACCTCACCGGCGAGGCGGGAAAGCTCTCGAACCGGCTCTACCTCGTCGCGGCTGCCGCCAAGTCCGCGCGGGTCGAAGTCGCTCGCCTCGGTCTTGAGCGCGCGAGGTCCGACCGACAAGCCGCCGAGCAAGCCTATCAGCGCCGAGTGGACGGCTCGTCCGCATGGCGTCGCGCCGAACGCCCGTTCGCCGAGCGCGGCCTCGCCCGTGATGCTCTCCCCGTAGATCGTGAGGGTGCAAGCCGGGCAGCGCATGCTGAGGTTGCGAGGACGCCCGAGGCGACGACACTTCGGCAAGCTCGCGAGAACGAGGCGGGTGCTCAGCGTGAGCTTGAGCGCGTGCGGCGAGACGGCCTCGATTCCTATCGACCGGCCCCAGTGGCGGCACCGAGGCCAGCCGCCGCCGCTCGGCCTAATCGGAGCGGCGGGCGCAGCAACAACAACGCCGCCGAAGAGGCGGAGCGTCGCCGCGAGGCGTCTGAAGATCTAGTCATTCAGGCGCAGCGCGAGCTTGCCGAGGCAACCCGCGCCGAAGCTCGGACCTCGCAGGACCGGCACGACGCCGCCGTCGCGCGCCTCGTCGAGGAGCGTGACGAACGGCTCCGCGACATCACCCGCCGCCGCGAAGACAACCAGATCACGGAGGAGTCGGCAAACCTCGCGACTGCGCTCGTCAACCAGACGTTCGAAGTGAAGCGCGCTTCCGAGGTGCAGCGGAGCGCGACCGAAGTCGCGGATCGTCAGCGCGAGATTGCCCAGCTTGAGGGGCAGCATGCCGCCGAGCAACTTCGTCTCGACGCCGATGTCATCGAGGATCAAGCGCGAGCGGCTCGCACGATCCGTGAGCGGCACCAGCTTGAGCGCGAGGCGCTTGAGCGTCGGCAGCAGTCCGACGACGCGCTCTTCGCCCTTGAGCAAGACCGCCTCGCCCTTGAGCGGCAGCGCAACAGCTACACCGCCGAGGAGATTGCACGGCTTCGGCAGCAGGCCGAAGACAATCGCGCACGGACGCGTGCGAACGAGACAAACGACCTCCGCCGCACTCAGGAGGGCGAGGGACCGAAGTCGTGGGGCGATTGGGCGAGCGAGCAAGCCGAGGGCTTTGGCGACCTCAACACTCAGCTTCAAGGCATCGCGAGCGACGGCCTCGACAGTCTCACGAAGGGGCTCACTGCCGCCCTGATGGGCACGAAGAGCCTCAAGGAAGCCTTCTCCGACATGGCGAAGTCGATGATCTCGCAGCTTATCGAGATGGCAATCCGCTTCGCCATCTTCGAAGCCATCGGCATGGCCCTCGGTGTGCCCGGCCTCGGCAAGGCTGCCGTGGGTATCGGTCGCAACGCGGCGGGCACGGATAATTGGCGCGGAGGTCTCTCGCTCGTCGGCGAGGCCGGACCGGAACTCGTCTACATGCCCAAGGGCGCACAGGTGCTCCCGAACAACCTACTTCGCAACGCGGTCTCTACGCCGCGCGGGGCGGCGTCGGGAGGCGTGAGCGTCTTCATCAACACCCATGTGAATGCGAGCGATGCCGTGCTCTCACAGACTGTGAAGCAATGGATTTTCGAGGCGAACACTCAGGCGGTGCAGCAAGCGCAGCGCATGACGATGAAGACGATGCAGCGGGGGCAGCAAAACAGCCTCCTCCGCTGAGGAGAGTGGCCACTCGGGTAAATATCCGATGGCCATCAACCTCCCCACAATTCCCCTCGGAGCATCGACCGCTCTCAAGCTCCTAAGCTCCGCTACCGACCTTCGTCCCTACCTCGGCGGCCCCGTGCAGCGGGTCTCCCGCCTCGGCGACCGATGGCGTCTCGACGTGCAGTGCCGCCCCATGAAGTTCGCGCAGGCGATGTGGTTTTGCGCGTCCCTCATCCAAGGTCTCTCGGAGAAGGTTGTCTGTGCCATCCCGCAACCGGGGCTCGATCTCACCGGCATCAGCGACACGACCGCCGTTGCGGCGGGCAGCGGGGGCAAGACCCTCGTCGTCGCGGGCGGCGGCACGAAAATCGTGGGGCAGTATCTCTCACTCGTAAGCGGCGGCGTCCGTTACCTTCACATGGTGACCGCCGTCGCGGGGAACACCCTCTCGATCTACCCGATGCTCAAGGTGCCCATCGCGGGCGGCGAGACGGTCGAGCTTCTCTCTCCGAAGATTGAGGGCTTCCTCGACGGAAACGAACAGGGCTGGACCCTCGGCCTCGTCGAAAACATCGGCCTCACCTTCGTCATCGTCGAGGCGCAGTAATGCTAAACCTCGCGATGAACGCCGCGCTCGCGGCACCCTCCCTCCGAGCCTTCACGGCAGTCCGAATCGAACTCTCGACCGGGCCAATCAACCTCATCGACGGGTCGGGCTTCGTTACCTTTGCGGTCGCCGGGGTGAGCACCGTCTTCGACGGAAGCGACCCGACGTTCGGAGCGCTCGCGGGTGTCTCGTCCGCTGAGGAGCGTGTCGCGACCACGGCACCGCGTCTCCGCGTCTCCCTGATGCCGCCGACCGCGACGGCAGTCGGTGCCCTCAGCGACCCCGAAAACCAAAACGCCCTCGTCTACGTGTGGTGGGGCGTCGTGAACGACACGACCGGCACCGTCATCGGCTCGCCCGAGCTTCTGTGGCTCGGTCGCCTCGACACGGTGACGACCCGCACCGACGAGAACATGCGCGTCTGTGAGATCGACACGATTTCGGCATTCGACCGACTCTTCGCCGCCGAAGAGGGAGCCCGCCTTACCGGCACGTGGCACAAAGCCATTTGGCCCGGCGAGACCGGCCTCGACTTCAATATCGCGGCAACACACGACCCCTTCTGGGGGGCGGAAGGCCCGCCGCGCCCGGCGGTCACTCCGACCGGTGGCGGCGTCGGTGGCGGCTCCTCGGGAGGTAGCAGCGGCGGCAGCGCGGCGAGCACCGCGAATGCCCTCCTCAAGCGGCTCTTCTAGGCCGCCCGATAAATATCCGCATGAATCTTCTCGCGCGTGTCGCTGCCGCTCAATCCACCATCGACCGTTTTCTCTTCACTCCTTTCGAGTGGGGGAAGGCGGATTGCGCCCACCTCGTCGGGCACCTCCTCATTGAACTCGGGCTCGATGACCCGAACGCCAAGGCCCGCAACTACTCGACCGAGCTAGGTGCTCGCCGGGCGATGCGGCACCTCGGCTACGCCGACATGACCGACGCAATCGATGCCCTCGGCTTCGAGCGCATCCCGCCCGCTGCCGCGCTCCCCGGCGACATCGTGGGCTACCCCGGCGGCGAAGACGGCAAAGAGTGGACGGCGCTCGGCGTCGCCCTCGGACAAGACCGCATCCTCGGCTTCGCGAACGGTCGCGGCGAGTGGGGGCCGGTGAGCGTCTGCACCGTCGCTTGGAGGGTCGCCTAATGCCTATGGCGCTTCCCCTCATCGGTGCGGCCTTCATGGCAGCCGGAACAATCGCGGGCGCTATCGGCGTCGGCGTTGCAATCGCGGGCATCTCGCTCGCGACCGTGCTCACCGTCGTCGGCGTTGGTCTCACCGGTGTCGGTCTCTTCATGCTCAGCAAGAAGATGTCAAAGCCGGGCAGCACGCAAAATCAGCTAAACCTTAAGCTCGACACGCAAGCGCCGGTGCCCGTCGCCTACGGTCGCACCGCGAGCGGCGGCTACCTCACCTACCGAGACACCTACGGCGCGAAGAACAAGTATCTCGCGATGGTCGCCGTGCTCTCGGCGGGTGGCCCCATCGACGCCATCGAGAGCTTCTACGCGTCCGACTACCTCGTCAATTTCAGCGGCACCCCGACGACGGCTGCCGCCACTGCAACGGGCATCTCGCCCGACAACGGCAAGTCGAAGCTCTACAAGAACAAGCTCCGCATGCGGTATCAGCTCGGCGACGCGCCCGCGTCGCTCACGCCGAGCACCGCTATCGGCGACACGCTGCCCGGCAACCCCGGCAAGCTCTCGGGCCTCGCGCATGCGGTAATGCGGCTCGAACACGATCAGGATGCCTTTCCTCAGGGCGTCCCGAAGCCGCTTTGGGTCATCCGTGGCGTGCGGCTCTACGACCCCCGCCTCGATAGCACTTACCCCGGCGGCAGCGGTTCCCACCGCGTCAACGACCCGACCACGTGGGCGTATAGCGAGAACCCCTACCTCGCGGCGCTCAACTGGACCCTCGGGCGCTACGCGAACGGCAAGCGCGTCTACGGCATCGGTGCGAATTGGGATGAGGTCGATGTCGCGGCCTTCGTCACCGGCGCGAACGTAGCCGACGCGAACAATTGGAAGGTCGGCGGCGTCGTCACGACGAACGACGACAAGTTCGCCGTCCTCGGCACCATCCTTCAAACCGGCGGCGGCGTTCCGATTACTCGCGGCGCTCAAATCTCGTGTGTCGTCAACACACCGCTCACGAGCGTCTTCACGGTCGAAGAGGCCGATGTCGTCGGCGAGATCGAGGTCGTCAACACGACCTCGTGGCGCGACCGCATCAACACGGTCACGCCCCAGTATCGCGAGCCCTCGCAATTCTGGAACATCATCTCGGGGGAGATCGTCACTTCGGCGACCTACGTCGCCGAGGACGGCGGCGAACAGAAGTCGCAAGAGGTCGAGTTCCCGCTCGTGCAGAGTGCGGCGCAAGCCCATCAGCTTGCCGCCTACGAGCTTTGCAACACCCGCGAGTTTCTCACTTTCAACCTCGTCGGGAAGCCCAAGCTCCTCAACCTTCGCGTTGGCGATAGCGCGACCGTGAACATCCCCGAGGTCGCCTCGTCCTCGGTGAAGTGCCTCGTCTTGCACCGCGAGTTCAACCCGTCCGACCAAACGGTTTCGCTCACCCTCAAAAGCGAGACGGACGCGAAGCACGCGTTCGCGCTCGGGCAGTCTCAGACGGCTCCGCCGTCGGCATCGCTCAACACCTACGACCCGACCAGCCCGGACGCGCCGGGCGCGACCGCGTGGGCAATCTCGGCGACCTCGATCACGAACTCGGCGGGCGTCACCATCCCGGCTCTCGTCGTGACCGGCACGAGTGACGACCCTTACGCGACCGTCGTCATCACCGAGTATCGTCCGTTCGGCTCGACCGAGTGGATTCAGTGGTCGGAGACGCCGCGCACGACGACCAAGGTCGAGATCACCGCCGTCACGCCCGGCACGCAATACGAGGTGGCGGTCTCCTACCGGACGAACCGCAACATCCTTTCCGAACGCCGCGTCCTCGGGCCGGTCACGGCGGGCGTCCTCAGCGTTGCCTATTCGCACATCACGGGCGGGCCGAACGCCACGCAAGGCATCCTCACGAACGAGGCACACACGGTCGCCGCCGATAGCTCGGGAACGGTCTCTTCGTTCGCCGGGGCAGGGGGCACCTTCCGCGTCTACAACGGCACCACCGAGGTAACGACCGGCGGCTCCGTCACCTACTCGGTGCCGTCCTCGACCGGCGTCACCGTCTCGATCAATTCCAACGGTGTCTACTCGGTCACGGCGATGTCGGCAGACTCGGGCACGGCAACGCTTCGTGCCGTTTACGCGGGGACGACCATCGATCTCGTTTACTCGATTGCGAAGGCTCGTGCCGGTGCAGCGGGCACGAGCGGCACGAGCGGTGCAAGCGCAAAGATGGTCGCCGTATCGGCGTCACATCAGACGTTCAGCTATAACAGTGCGGGGACGATTCAGACACAGACGACGACGATCTCAGCCGCTCGCCAGAACGCGGGCGCGGAGACGACTCAGTGGCGCGTCTTGAGAGCAAACGGAACGGTCTACAGCGACTGGATGACCGCTGCCGCGACCGTCTCGAACATGGGCGGTGCATCCTACATGTCCGCGCCGGACAACGACACGCTCACAATCAATCACACCGGCTTTCAAGCCAACCTCGCGGCAGCCGCGACAACGGGCCTCATTTTCGAGGCGCGTCTCAACACGACCACCACCGTCGGGGACCGCATCTCAATCGTGAAGGTGCAGGACGGCGCGGTCGGCGCGACCGGCGCAGCGGGCGCAACGGGTGCAACGGGTGCAGCCGGGCAGAACGCGGTCGTCGGCCTCCTCTCAAACGAGGCTCACTCTGTAGCGGCAGACGCGGCAGGCACGGTGTCGAGCTTCACCGGCGCAGGTGGCACTTTCCGGGTGTTCGACGGCACGACTGACAAGACGACAAGCGGTTCGGTTACCTACTCCGTCGCCGCGTCGGCGGGCGTGTCGATCTCGATCAATTCCAACGGTGTCTACTCGGTCACGGCGATGTCGGCAGACACCGGCACCGCGACCCTCCGTGCCGTCTACGGCAGCGTCACCATCGATAAAGAATATGGGATTGCGAAGTCGAAGGCGGGCGCAGCCGGGTCGAACGGAGCAGCCGGTGCTACCGGCGCTACCGGGCCGGGCGGTGCAGTCATCGCGCTTGCGCCGAGCCACGAAGCCTTCACCTACACGGATGGGGTTCTCGATGTGTCGAGCCCATCGAGCATCACGTTCACAGCGACGAAGCAAAACACCTCAGAGACGGTGAACTTCACCACTTCGCCGAGTGTGACGCTCACCGGCACCGGCGATAGCCGAACGCTTTCCTCCGCCAATTTCGGCACGAACCGCCAAGTCGTCGTGACCGCGACCGGTGCTACCTCGGGCGCGAGCGACACCGTGACCGTCGTGCGTCTCGAAAAGAGCACGGCGGCGGCGAACGCTTCTGCGAACGTCACCTTCACGACGACCGGCACGGCATCAGTCACCGGCAACAGCGTGACGTTCAATGCGAGCGGCTCGACCTTCTCCGTGAAGGAAGTCGTGCGGGGGCCGTTCGCGGCTTCGTTCAAGCTCCCGTCTGCGGGCACGAACGGCTACGTCGCCGTTCAAATCAACGGGCAAAGCTACGGCTTCGTTTTCACGGGCGCTCAGATTTCAGCGTTCGCAAACGCGACCGTCGGCTATGTCGCGCTCGACACCGCCGCGACCTACCAATTCGTCTTCGACGGCAAGGCGGTCACTTTCTGGAAAGACGCCACGCAAATCGGCTCCGACTATGCGGTGTCGGTGACGGGCTCGCCCATCTTCGCCCTCACGGGTGGAACGCAAGGCGGCACCATGACCGTCACAAACATCCAGTTCCGCCCGAACTACGATCTTAATTTCGGCAATCTCGCGGGGCCGTCGCGTCCGGACCTCTACGCCACGACGGGCGACAATCTCGTCAAGAATCACAACCTCACCGACACGACCGGTGGTCTCGTCGATGGCTATTACGTGACCGGCTACGGCGGGAACCTCAACCGCTACGCGGCGGTCACCGGCGACCCCGCTCCGTTCTACTGGCGCTTCAACGACGTTGTGGCTTCGGGAAGCTCCCGCTTCGTGCCGAACGGCGGCACGAACAATGACAAAATGCAGGGTCGCCCCGGCGCGAAGCTCTACTGGGCACACTACATCCGGCCCGGCACCACGGGCGGCACCGTCTACATCACTATCCGTCAGTGGAGGCACGACGGCTCGACCGAGATTGGCACCGGGTCAATTCTGCACTTCGACAACACCCTCGCGGGTGGCGTTTGGCATGACTGCAAGGGCAGCTTCACGCTCGACGCGAACTGTGCCTATTTTCAAGTCATATATCAGGGCTACCACATTGGCGGCGTTGGTCAGGACATCACCGGCATCCGTCTCGGCTGGAACGAGATGGGAGCGACGCGCAATGCCGTTCGCGGCGCATGGCTCGCCTCGACGGCCTATGTGGTCGGTGACGTGGTTCAGTATGCAAACGGCTCGTGGCATTGCGCGACCGCGCACACGTCGAACGCGAGCTTCCCGCCCGGCCATGCCTCGAACACTCAGTTCATCAGCCTCGCGATTCAGGGCAACTATCGCGACACGAAGTTCATCCGCTCGTCGGCTCAACCGGCGACCCCGACGGGCACGGACCCGAGCGGGTGGTCGGACGCCGTTCCGGGTGGCACCGACGCGCTTTGGCAGTCGTGGGCGCTAAAGCGCTACGACGGTGCGCTCGTCTCGGACTGGACCGTGCCGGGCCGCATAACCGGCCTCACGAACCGTGGAGCCTACACTACCTCGACGACCTACTATCAGGGCGATTGGGTCACGTTTGGCGGCGGCTCCTACACTGCCATCACGACCACCGTAGGTAACAGCCCGACCGGCACCGCACAGGCTAACGCCTACTGGGATGTTCTCGCCGCACCGGGTGCAACCGGCGCACCGGCGACCCCGGCGAGTGCCTTCACCGCGACGCTCAATGTCTCGGCGACAACCGGCACGGTGAACCTCCGCACGCTTGCCGACGTGGCGGGCTACACCGGCGCATCTGATGCGACGATCACGTTCAACATCAACGGCAATGTGACCGGGCTCTCGGGCGGCGGTCGCGGCATCGACACGGGCGTTTGGCCGTCCTCGACCTATGCCATCGCCCTCACGGTCAACGTGGCCTCAGGTGTCACCGTGGCGGGCGGCGGCGGCTACGGCGGTTTCGGCGGTTACTCGGGCGCGGGTGGCCCCGGCTCGAACGGTGGCGACGCCATCTATTGTTCGGAGAATCTCACCATCACGAACGCGGGTGCAATCCGTGGCGGTGGTGGTGGTGGCAATGGTGGCTCCGCGTCCTCGAACTGGAACGCGGGTGAACCCCTCTACGGTGCGGGCGGCGGCGGCGGCGGCGGCTATCCGAACGGCAGCGGTGGCGGTGGTGCGACCGGCGATTACGGCAGCGCGGGCAATGGCGCGAGCGGCACGACCTCGGGCGGCGGTGCGGGCGGTGCGGGCACCTCCTACGGCAATGCGGGTGGCACCGGCGGCGGCGCGGGAGCGGCTTCGACGAGCGGCGTCGCGGGCGGCTACGCGGTGCGGAAGAACGGCAAGACGGTCACGAACGCGACCGGCACCTACTCGGGAACGTGGGGGTAAATAACCGCGTGCCCGACTTTAAAACGATCTACGACACCGGCGTCGTCGGAACCTTCTACACGCTCACCGACCAGTTCGGGCGCAACGTAGTGACCGGCACTCTCGCCTCGAAGAGTGCGGGGCCTCCGAAGTCGCTCTCGATCACGGTGACGCTCGCGAACGGTTCGGCGACGCACACCTACCGCGAGACGAAGCTCGATAGCATTGAGAGCGGTGCAGACGTGACGGCGGTCTCGACCCATCGGCAAGAGGCGGCGTCCTCGGCCCTCTTCTATTGCACCTACACGGGCGCGGTGAAGTCGGGGGAGGTCACCCGCACGATCAAGGTGACCCGCTTCAAGGGCACCACCGACGTAAGCTCGTCCGCGACGTGGAGCGTCACCGCTGCCAACTGCACGGCGACAGTGGGCGCAGACGGCACCGTGTCGGTGACGGCCTTCACCTCGACCGGATGGCTCGCCGTGGCGAGCACCTACGGCGGCGTCACCCTCACGAGCACCCTCATCACCATCGCCCAACTTGACCCGGCTCCGCCTCCGCCCGCGTCGGGCACGACGATCACGTCGACGCAGTGCTCGACGTTCTCGCTCATCACTTCGATCTCGTCGGGCTCACCGACCACTATTGCACCGGTCTACAGGTGACCGGGCCGACCTCGCCGAAGTATCTCTCGCTCACATTCCCGCTCACCTATCAGGTGCACACAAGCGCGGCGGATAAGGTCGGCGACGCGGCCATCAGCTTCAAAATCCAATACCGCAACATCACGACGAGCGGCGCTTGGACGGACCTCACCGCGACCATTCCGGGCGGTGTTGCACAGGTGTTGAGCAACGGCACCAGCTACGACGGCTCGATCAACTATTCGACCACTTGGAGCGGCTCGGTCGCCGGGCAGACTTACGAATTTCAGCTTCTCGCTTGGCGAGCGGGCGGGGCGACGATGGGCGACGTGTTCTACGTCAAGAGCGGCACCCTCACGGTGCAGTGGGCTCCGTGATGCTGAGGCCGTCTTACCTTATCCCCGGCATCGACGGGGCACCCGACACGCTATGGATTCCGGTCGAGGGCGACGCCTTGCCCGACGGCGCGGTCGCGCTCCCCGAGGGCTACTGGGATGCGCACGATCTCGAAGTCGCGCGAGCGAACAAGCGGCACCTCATCAACGCGAAGAAGGTAGCCGTCGAGGAAGCGGGGGCCGATACGCCGTTCGGTCGGATGGATAGTGACCCGGACAGTCAGCGGAAGGTGACCGGTGCCTTCTCGATAGCGTTCATGGCGACGACGCTCGGGCAGCCCTTTTCCGAAAGCTGGACGATGGCAGATAATTCGGTCGTCGTGCTCAATGGCGAGGACATGGTGACCGCTGCGCTCGCGGTTAAGCAGCACGTCTCGACCGCCCATGCGATTGCTCGCGCTTTGAAGGATCAACTCGAAGCGGCTGCCACGCTTGCCGAGATCGAGGCCGTCGATGTCGATGGTGCTCCGTGGCCTTGAGCCGGGGCAGGGGTGCCCATCGGGTAAATAGTGGAGAGCGGAAACCTCCGCCCGAAGGCGAGAAGATGTCCGGCACCGACGATAGCACACAAATCGCGCTCCTACGCGCGACCATCCAATCTAACCACGATGCCACGAACCTCAGGCTCGATGGGATTCAGACGCTCCTCACGAGCAAGCTCACGAACATCGAAGAGCGGCACGAGGAGCACCGTGAGGCGCTCGACCAGAAGTTCCGGCACGAGCGGAACAACCGTGAGACCGCCGAGACGGCGCTCAAGGCCGAGATCGACAAGAAGCCCGATACCGATGTCGTCGAGACCCGGATCAAGCATCTCGAAGAGAAGCTCGCGAAGAAGGTCGATCTCGCCGACTTTAGCCCGGTGAAGGCAGTCGTCTACGGTATCGTGAGCATCTTCCTCACTGCCGTCGCGGTGGGGCTCCTCGCTCTAGTCATCACTCGCCCGGCCTAGGTTTAGTCAACCACTATAGTCGATTTCCGTTGACGGATTCGGAGTCTCGTGAGACTTCCGGCCTTGTCATCGAATCACGGCCCCCTCGGGGGAGACGGGTTCCCAGACGGCGAGGATGAACCGCACGGCGCGGCCCATCCTCTTCAGTCTAGGGAGCCCGTGTTGCGTCTCGGGCTCCCGTTCAACCGGGGAGTCCGACGTTGCGCATCACCACACCCGTCTATCCGACCACAGTCGAAGCCTACGGTGAGACCCGAGTCGCCTCCGCGCTCGATCTCGATGACGGCGGGCTCTACGCTCGGATTGCCGACGCCTACTGGCACGACCGGCTCATTCCGGACGAAGCGTTCCTCGACGGCTCTCACGCTTTCTTCGACTTCGTGAGCGAGGCGCACGATGAGATCGTCTGCCGCGTTCGAGCGAGCGGCGACACGACCGTCGTGTTCACGAACGCCGACGACCTCGCTGACTTCCTTCAAGGCTTTGGCTCGGACCCTGAGGTCTACCTCACGAGGGTCTTGCTCGGGCGTCTGCCATGAAGCTCGACGCGGTGCTCGCGCACGTCGGCAAGAGCCGACCTACCGTCTTCCGATGGATCAAGACCCGAGGCTTCCCTCGCCCGCTCAACGGCGAGTGGAACGACGCCGAGGTCGAGCGGTGGTGGGCCGAAAACTCAAACAAGGTGGGCCGGTGGCCCGTAGATGAAAGGAGAGCAACGTGAAGGCGTGGAACGGGAAACTCGATACCTTTGGGCAGCGTGGAGCCACCCTCGCGCTTCTCACGAAGAACGAAGCGTATGTCCTTACGGCTGATGAAATCGTCGCGGCGTTCAACGGGAACATGTCGCGGCGAACCGTCTACAAACGGCTAGCCGAGCTTGTAGAGAAGGGGTGGGTCGAACGGCTTTGGTTTGGCAGCATGCCGCACCCTCGGTTCGGGCTCTCCGACGAGTTTGAGGAAGTGGTGCGAAAGATGCTCCGTCGCATCGTCTTCCTTGCCGGAAAGCGGGGCATTACCGAGGAAGAGGCAAACGAGCTTCTGTGGCAACGCGTCTACGATGTGGCGGCAGGCTTGTTCTACGTCAGCGATTACGAACCCGGTGGGATCGAAAGTGAGGGTGTCGCGTGAACCAGTGGCAGCAATACGAACACGTTCTAGCGACGCTCCGTCTACTAACGGCGGCAGACACCACCGGCGACCCGATGTTCGACGAGAGAGAGCTTATCGCGGGCACCGGGCTTGCATCTTTCCCGCTTCGGCTCCGCCTTGGGGAGCTTGTCGAGGATGGTCTCGTCGCTAAAGATGTGTGGGTAGATCGCATGCACTACAGGCTACGCGATAACGGGGATGCAGCATGAAGGCAGTCATAGCGGCAGCGCTCGGGCTTATCGCGGCAGTGACGCCCGCGTCGGCTCAGCGAACGTGGGGCGAGAGCCGAGGTTGGACCGTCTTCGAACGCGCGAGCGAATGTGTGATGGGTCGCGACTTCGAGGGCGATGGCGCGACCATGATGGCGATTTCCGAAGACGCCGACGGTCTCGTCGTTCTCCACGTTGCGAACATGGGCTGGAGTATCGAGCGGGATGCCGAGTTCACACTCGTCATTCGCCTCGGAGATCGAGTGTTCGACGGCCCGGCGACGGGCTACCGGAACGGAGCCTACCGGGGGTTCAATGGCGTCCTCACCTCCGAAATCGTTCGCCTCATAGGGGCAAGCGGCGGGATCGAGTTCTACCGGAAGGACGGCGAGACGCACACACTCATCGACGACCTCGCACTCGACGGCACGGGCGTCGGGCTTGGAATACTTCGACGATGCGTCGCCGCGCTCCGTGTGCGGGTCGCGCGGGAGCGTGCCGACGAGGAGAGGCTATCGCATATCCCGCCCGACCCCTTTGCTCGTCCTACGCCACCGGCGGCATCGGCTACGCCTAGCACCGACGCTCGGCGACCAGTCGTGACGGTGCCCGCAACTGCCCCGGTTCGCCGTCGTGTGGTGCCGCAGCCGGTTCAGCCGCCGGTCGTTCGACGCGTCGTGCCCCAGCCTCAGCCGGTGCCGCCTGCGCCGACTCCCTCAACTTCCCGGTAGGAGCGACGATGAAAGAAGCGGGATGGGCGCTCGTCGCCATTGCGGCGCTAGCGCTGATGGGCGGGCTGATGATCGATGTGAGCGTTACGACCGCCTACGTGCCGGGGACGGCTTACACGCCCTCGATACCGTCTCAGGAAATCGCGAACATCCACAAGCTGCACATTCAGTCACTTGTCGTGCACGGATCGTTCTTCGCCTTCCTCGCGGGCATCGTGCTCGTCGGATGCGGCACCATCGCGGAGCGGCTCGGGGAACCTCACGCAGCCGAAGCCGGTGCAGCTACTGGCGTCGGCGGGGGCGGCGTCACGGAGCCGCGCTCCTCACCGACCGAACCCGAGACGCCGCCTGAGCCGAACGCCGCCGAGGCAGCGTCCTCGAACGAGGTCGCTGGCATAGTGATGTTCCTCGTGGCGCTCTTCGTCGTCATCGGCATCATCGTCGTCTTTGCGAACATTTCTACGGGTGGCTCGGGCACTTCCTCCGACGCGAACAACGTCGCCGATCTGAACGTCATGGGCACCGACGTTTTCAACACGACCGATCTTAACTCGGTCATCCAAGAGGCCGAGCAAGCGGAGCGCGACGCGGCGAACGCCCTTCGCTAA